CAGCGTGTCGACGTATGCAGAATCAGGCTGTTTACGGAGTGCTGACAGGCAATCCAGTGATGGCTGATACTGGTGCTCTGTTCAACGCAACGGCACAGACGACTGCTGGCGGCCACGCCAATCTCGCGACTGGTGCCGGTGCTCCGAGTGTTTCCACTCTGAACACTGCGTACATCAGCATGATGACGAAGAAGGGTCTGCGTTCAGATGTGATTCTGAACATTCAGCCGGCCTTCCTGATCGTTCCTGCGGCACTCAGTGCAACAGCATTACAGTTGATGGCTTCATTTGCAGATCCGTCAGTGGGTGGCAACGTTGCAGGAAACAGCAACACGAAAAACATCTACGGGCCGAACGGAGACCGACCGTTGAAGGTGATCGTCGAGCCACTGCTCGACGCCAATAGTTCCACGGCTTGGTATCTGGCTGCGAATAACAGTCAGGTCGATACCGTCGAAATCACTTTCCTTGAAGGTGAGCAGTCCCCAGTTCTCGAAAACGAATGGGACTTCGACAAAGACGTGTACAAATACAAGGTTCGTCAGACGTTCGGTGTTGCTCCGATCGACTATCGCGGCCTGTACAAGCACAACGGAGCGTAATGCTCTTGTAACGTAATCTCTGCCGGCTGGCCGTGCGGCCAGCCGGCTTTTTGAAAGCATCTCCCACGGTAGCGGAATGCGATGACCCGTTGTTAAGAAGGAAAGACAAATGGCTGGTATTCAGGACTTTCAAGAATTCTCCGATGACTTTAATGGTGCCGTTGCGGCATTTCCAACGTCAGCGGATCCGGCTACAGCGTGGCTGGTAGATGACACTTCAAGCTCAGGTGCTCCGACCTACACAAAGGGCACAAGCGAAGCAACACTGACACTGGCGTCTACAACGGAAGTTGAAAACGTCTGCTTGCACTTCAACGACGCTCTGGACTTCGATATTGATTCCATTATTCGTATGGAATTTCGGGCAAAGGTAACGGCGACTCTCGACAGCGCCACAACGATCGTGATGGGGCTTGGTTCTGCTCGTGCGGATGATCCAGACGCAGTTGCAGCGAATGCTTTTTTCAAACTGACTGGCAGCAATGCGGTCGTGGTTGAAACCGACGACGGAACGACAGACAACGACGACAACGCAACCGGCGTGACTCTGAGTTCTACCTACAAGCGATTCGTAATCGATTTCAGCGGCGGAAAATCGGACGTCAAGTTTTACATTGACGGCGTAAAAGTCGGCACTGAAACGTTCACTATGTCAGCGTATTCCTCGGGGCTGCAGCCAATCTTTCAGATTCAGAAGACCAGCGACAGCAACACCGACGCACTGACAATCGATTATGTAAAGGTCGTCTCTCGCCGATGAGCCTTGCCGAACGGATCGTAACGGATGCGGCAACAGTCTTTCTGAACTCAGATCACTTTGCTGAGTCAGTGACTTACTACCCGCATCGATTCCATACTGATGCGGTGCGACAGCCGCGAGAAATCAAGGCTGTCGTTACTCGCAATCAGGTGGCTACGTTTAATCCGGACGAGCAGATTCTGACGGAATTCGAAGTGCGTGTTGCAAACAGTGCGACGACTGGCATCAGCAGTGACGAACTTGACACTGGAGGCGATCAGATCAGTCTGGCACCTCGCATTGGTGAAACGGCTCGCAAGGTTTCTGTGCAGTTGCTGACGGAACATGATGACGGAATGTTGGTGTTGATATGTCGGTGATCATTGAAAAACCAGTTGTGACGAAAATTTCTGACGAGATTTTCGCACGTCTGGAAACGTTGATCACAGAACCCAACGACGCGTTTACTTTCGTTGACGTGGTGCGTCCGACAAAGCTCGCGACATACACACCGGCTCATGGTTTGATTGTGTTGACACGTGGAGAAGTGACACGAGTTGAAAACCTTGATTGTCCGGGCAATCCGCCGGCAATCGCATATCAGCAAACGTTTCTTGTGCGTGTTCATATCGCTCCGAGTGAAAAAGATTCTACTCCGATTGAGTTGTACGAAGACGTCGCAGAGGCAGCGATACACAAGGCAATCAGAACCTCCGGCACTTGGCACACGTTCGACGGAAACGCGATCAATGCGGACTTCGGATCGCAGCAAACGGCAACGTCTGACGGTGGATACGACGGAATTGCAGTTCCTGTGATGGTGACGTTTCGAGTGAGTGAAGGCGATCCGTATACGGTGCGAAACTGATGCTGTCTGTAGAGATACGAAAAACCCAACTCGACAGGCTGGCAACAGCAACGGCCAGAGCCGGAAAGAAGATGAAGAAGGAACTGGCTGCAGCCATAAACGCAGTCAGCAAAAAAACAAAACTGCAGATGGGTCGAGATGTTCGCAACACGATCAATCTGAAGAAAGACGAAGCGGAAAAGCCGATCAGTATTCGAGCCAGTGCAGCGGAAGGAAGTTTGTTTGCTGTCGTGCAACTAAAGAAAACACCGCGGCTGGGTCTTAGACATTTTGGAGCACGGCAAGACAAACGAGGCGTCAGCTACAAAATTTCAAAACATGGTGGACGCGCACGCATTGATGGAGCCTTTCAAGGACCAAAGCCGGGCGTAATCAAGCCGAGTTGGAAAGGAAACGTTTTTGCTAGAGTTGGCGGAAATGTGAAAATGACGAAGGGTCGCTATCAAGGAAAAATGCGACAACAAATCGAACAGAAAAAAGGCGTCTCGGCATACGGGGCCTATGTGAAAAACAATCTGGCAGCGCCATTGGTTTCTGATATCGAGTCAGAACTCATGAAACAGATCAACCGACGAATCAATCTCAATATCTTGCGGGCTGAAGGGCTCGTGAAAACATAGGACAGAATCAATGCCATTGCTCAGACGTCGCGCTGTGTTTGCTGCCAAAACCGAAACAACGATTGGAACGGCCGAAACGCTCACTGGTGCTGAAGGCGTTTACAACGCTCGCGACTTTGCAATTCAGCCCAACGTCGGAATGACTCGTCGTGAAGGTCAAGGTGGTTTCAACTACCTGACGTCGATTCCGGAAGGAATGACCGGAACTTGCACGATTGTTCACGATCTCACGTACAACGGAACCGACGTTCCGAACTGGGCAAGTGTATTGCTTCCGGCCTGTGGATGGGTGGCAGCCGGTTCCGTCTTTTCACCAAAGTCTGAAGGTCCCGGAAGTAACGTCAAAACATTGACGATCGGACACTACAAAGACGGCAAGCGTTCCTTGCTGACTGGTGCAATGGGCACTTGGAAAATCGTTTGTCCGACTGGCAAGGTGGCTTACATCGAGTTTACGTTCACTGGCAAATACAGCAGCAACGAAACCGACACGGCACTTATCACACCGACATACCCGACAGTTTCACCGCTCCGGTTTGCTCAGGGTGCTTTGACTTGGAACAGCGTAGCGCTTTGCACATCAACGCTTGAGGTAGACGCAGGCAACAGCGTCATCATGCGGGAATGTGTCAACGCCAGTGATCGCTCCGGATACGTTTCCGCTCTGGTCACGAACCGAGCACCGGTTATCACTGCGGATCCAGAATCTGAACTGGTCGCGACACAGGACCGAGACGCACTGTGGTTGACCTCGTCTGCACAGGCGTTGTCGATTCAGGTCGGCGTTTCTGGTTCTTCGATCACCATCGCAGCACCAAAAGCACAGTTGGAAAACAAGCAGCAAGGCAACCGATCAGACATGATGGTCGACAACCTCACTTGGCTGGCGACTCAGGGCAGCAGTGCTGACACAGAACTGACAATCACGTTTGACTGAAAGAGTTTATGCCGATTTCACTCGAGCCGGGCCAGAAGTATCCGGTGGTATTGGATTGTGATCAGGATAAGCCTGAAGCAACTCGCCCAACTTTTTATGCCAAGTCGCAATCAATGCGAGGACAGCAGAAAGTTGGCGAAGTCCTCGACATGTGGGCAGAAAACGACAAGCTCACCTTAGCTCAGTTGTTTGACGCGACAGTTGCTGTGCTCAGTAACGTGATTCTTGGCTGGGCCAACATGGGTGGAATCGAGTATTCGGCTGAAGCGTTGCGGGATGTACTGACGTTCCAGGAGGCTCGTGAGTTACTTCGAAAAGTCATGTACAACCAGCACGTCACACCAGAGGAAAAAAAAAGCTTAGAACAGCAGCCTTGATACGTGGCGGCATGCTGTGCCGGTCATGTACTCCGGGAAAGTGTTATAGCCTGAGCACGGAAGAGCATCGGATAGACATTGAATGTCCTGTGTGTGATGGAACTGGTTGCAGTCATTGTGTGGAAGGTGTGTTTTCGCTGGATGGATGCCCGAATTCATACTGCGGAAAAATGGTGACGTTGATCGATCTGATTGACCTGTTCGGCAAAGGGCTTCCGCCAATTTCCGGTGGCACACTTGATCAGTCAGTGAGTTTTATTCAGGCCGTCGCGTTCTTCGAATCCGAAGAAAGAAAAGTCCGCAATGAGCGAAGCAGTCGAAATTCTGATTAAGGCCGACGATCAGGCGTCGCAGAAATTCGCTGAGTCTTCCGCAAACATGGTTCAGTCGATGAAACGGGCTGAACAGATCATGAGCCAGTTGCAGGAACCGGCTGACCGGTACGCGAAGCAGTTGGCGGAGATCCC